AGGCCATCGGCAAACACGCCGACCTCTTGGCCGAAGTCAACGCGCTGCTGGCACCTGACGCCGCCCCGACAGAAGCTGACCCATTCGCCTAAAAATGTCGTATCACGCAAAGCTCAGCCCGTCGTCTGCCCACCGGTGGACCGACTGCACAGCCTCAATCAGCGCAGCAAATGGGCTGTCGGATGACGGCAGCGAGGCCGCGCGCCTTGGCACCACCGGCCACCAGCTAAGTGCCGAGTGCCTGGAGTTCGGGTTCTCTGCGCAGGAGTATCTGGGCCGTGTGATGGGCTTCCATGGTGGCGGCGAGGACTGGGCCGACGTGTTGCCAGTGGGCACGGTTGTGACGCACAAGGTGGTCGTGGATCAGGAAATGATCGACGCCTGCCAGGTGTACATCAACTTTGTGCTGCAGCAGGCGGAGTTGCTGGGCGGCACGCTGTACATCGAGCAGCGCGTGCCTATCGGCCACATCACCGGCGAGACTGACGCTGGCGGCACTTCGGACGTGGTTATGACGGCACCCGCCGTGCTGTCCACCACGGACTTGAAGCTAGGCCGCCAAAAGGTCGTGGCATACGACGTGCTAGTGCCAGCACACGAGGACATCATTACCGGTGAACTCGTGCCCGAGGTGGTGCGGATCAACTTGCAACTCGCCCTGTACCTACTGGGCGCACTGGAGAAGTTCCCCGGCGCCTACACCCACGTCAAGGCAACCATCGTCCAGCCCCACCTCCACCACGTCAGCGAATACTCGTGCACGGTGGAGGAACTGCTGGAGGTGGGCGAATGGCTGAAACAGCGCGCCGAGGCGACACGCACCGCCCCGCAGTTTGCCCCATCGCAAGAGAACTGCCACTTCTGCAAAGCACGGTTCACCTGCAAAGCGCGTGAGCAGGAAGTCCTGACTACTGCCCTTGTCGGATTCGATGACGTTGACACGGCCCAGCCAGCACCCATCCGGGTGAACCAACTCGGCTCGCTGTACAACGCCGTCGGTCTGATCCAGGGCTGGTGCAAGGACGTGATCGCCCGCACGTTTGACGAACTGCAATCTGGCCGCCCGGTCATGCGCAACGATGGCCTGCAATACAAGCTGGTTACCGGAAAGAAGGGCGACCGCAAGTTCGACAACGAGGAGGAAGTCGAAGCCCTGATGAAGTCCATGCGACTGAAACAGGACGAGATGTACACCCGCAAGCTGATCACACCTGCCGCCGCCGAAAAGATGTCCCTGCCGACAAAGCAAGGCCGCAAGGTCATTGCTCCACCGCTGCTGACCGAGCGCCAATGGCTCAAGCTCGGTCAGCACATCACCCAGGCGCCTGGTTCACCGACCATCGCGCTCGAAACCGACCCACGTCCCGCCATTGCCAGCGTCACCGTTGACTTTGACGACGTTTCCCCTGTTCCCGAAACCGATAACTGTTCCGACCTTTTTTAACCACTGAAAGAAAACCATGGCAATCGTAATTCTCAAGTCAGTCCGCATCTCTTTTCCAGACCTGTTTAAGCCAGGCAAACCAATGAACGAGGGTGACACCCCCAAGTACGGCTGCCAGTCGATCATCGAGCCCGGCAGCGAAGCCGAACAGGTGGCCAAGGCCGCCATGGCCCAGACCGCACAGGAGACGTTCGGTGCCAACTGGAAGACTATTGTGCAAGCCATGGAGAAGTCCAAAAAGTGCCTGCGCACCGGCAATGACAACCTGGACAAAGAAGGCAACATCCGCGACGGCTACGCCGACAAGATGTACCTGGTGGCCCGCAACAAGGCCAAGCCCGCACTGGTCGGCCGCAAGAACCCAGATGGCTCTTTCCAGCACCTGACCGAAGCCGACGGCAAGCCCTACGGTGGCTGCTTCGCCAACGTCAAGGTGGACATCAAGGCGATGAAGGCGAAGGAAAAAATCCCGAACCAGATTTACGCCTCGCTACTGGCCGTGCAATTCGTGCGGGACGGCGAAGCCTTCGGTGCGGCCCCCGGCACACCTGACGGCTTCGATGACGAGCCAGGCGGCGACACCGGCAGCGGCTCTGACGACGGCCTGTTCTAAACCATTTTGGTCAAGCCCTCGGCGTTCGCGCCGGGGGTTCTTTTTCCACAAGGATTTTCCAAAATGTTCAAGAACCTATCTGTTTTCCGCTTCACACAGTTGCCCAGCCTACCCATGGTCCCTGTGGGCAGCGAGTTCGATCCCTGCGGCCCGACGCAAGAAAAATCCATCGGCTGGGTGCCGCCACGCGGCGAGGCCAATGGCGCCCTGATCGAGTTGATCGGCGGCCAGCGCATCCTCAAACTGATGACCGAGGTGAAAGTCGTGCCCGGCCAGGTACTGCGCAAATCCGTTGCCGACGCTTGCGCCGACATTGAGCGGGCCACTGGACGCAAGCCCGGAAAGAAGGAAAAGCGCGAGATTGCCGACGACGCCCGCCTGGCACTGCTGCCCCACGCCTTCGCCAAGCAGACCGCCACGCTGATCTGGATCGACCCACTGAGCGGCTTGCTGGTGATCGACAGCGCCAGCCGTGCGCGCGTGGACGAGGCGCTGACCGCACTGGTCAAGTCGTTCGACGGCCTGGTGCTTCAACTCGTCAACACCCAGACCTCGCCAGCCGCTGTCATGGCTTATTGGCTTGCCTCGCAGGACGTACCTGTGGACTTCACCGTGGACCGCGAATGTGAGCTCAAGGCAGCCGACGAGTCGCGTGCGGTCGTGAAGTACAACCGCCACTCCCTCGACACCGACGAGGTGCAGGGCCACATCCGCATGGGCAAGATGCCCACCAAGTTGGCCCTGACGTGGGACGACCGGGTTTCGTTCGTCCTGACCGACAGCCTGCAACTCAAGAAACTGACGTTCTTGGATGTCGTTTTTGAAGGTGAGCGCGCCGACGACGTGGATGCATTTGATGCAGACGTGACCATCGCCACCGGTGAACTGCGCAAGCTGTTGCCCTCACTGTTCACTGCCCTGGGTGGCGAAGTTGATCCACTGTTCGGAGAGCAGACATGATCAAAGTATTGAACCACGGCCACGTGCGCCTCGTGAACCACATGGGCTCGGACCTCGATGTGGTGCGCAATGCCAGAGTCTCATATGACGCCGAGTGGCGCGCTGGCGAGGACGACGGCAAAGACGCCAAGTTGATCGACTACCTGGTCAAGAACCACCACACCAGCCCGCTGGAGTGCGTGACCTTCACCTTCGACATCAAGGCGCCGATCTTTGTGTTTCGCCAGTGGCACCGTCACCGCACCTGGGCCTACAACGAGGTCAGCGCGCGGTACAGCGAACTCCCCGAGGAATATTACATCCCCGAGGTCAGCCAGATCACCACGCAGTCGGCCAGCAACAAGCAGATGCGCACGGATGAAATCCACCCACATGCTGAGTTGTACCAGCGCATGATCGCCGCCCAGTGCGAGTCTGCATTCCACACATACCAGCAGATGCTGAGCGACGGCGTGCCCCGCGAACTGGCCAGAGGCGTGCTGCCCATGAACACGTACAGCCATATGTTCGGCACCGTGTCACTGCACAACCTGGCCAACTTCCTGCGGTTGCGCCTGCATAGCCACGCTCAGTATGAAATCCAAGTCTACGCCCAGGCCATGCTCGACCTGATTGAGCCACTGGTTCCCGTCACTGTTGGCGCGTTGCGTCGGCATGTGTTGTCCTGATTTATCAACCAGAAGGAGTAAGTATGTCTGAATCGTTCAAATTTCAACTTGGTCACGAGGTCACGATTGAAGCCAGTGGAGAGACGGGTGTCGTTATTGGCCGCGCTGAGTACACAACCAGTCAGCCGTCCTACCTACTTCGCTACCGCTCGGCTGATGGCCGTGCAGTCGAAGCATGGTGGTCTGAGTCTGCATTGGTCTGATAACCCCTGCCCTCTCGGCCCACGGGCTGAGAGCGTTTTGGTAAGCCCGTGCTTTCCAAAACGATCAACTGACAAACTGAAAAATGAAACTTTGGATTGACCGCGAGACGTGGAGCGAACTCGACCTCAAGGTGGTGGGCACCTATGTGTACGCTGCCAACGCCGAGGACTTGCTGGTGGCCTACGCCATCGACGACGAGCCAGCCAAGGTGTGGGACTGCACCGACGGCTCGGACATTCCCGACGACCTGTGGCACGCGATGACCTCGGCCGATGAAGTCTGGGCGCACAACGCGGCATTCGACAAGGCAGTGCACAACGGCCCCGCCCAGTGCTGCCTCCCCCGTATCGCACTGACCCGCTGGCGCTGCAGCATGGCCCAGGCGCTGTCACACGCCCTGCCCGCCAGCCTGTCCGAGTTGTGCGAGGTTTTGAAGGTGCCCGAGGACATGGCAAAACTGGCCGAGGGTAAGAAGCTCGTCAAGCTGTTCACCCAGCCACAACCGGCCAACCGCAAGATACGCCGGGCGTGTAGCTACACGCACCCAGCCGAGTGGGAGCGGTTCAAGGCGTATGCGATCAACGACATTGTGGCCATGCGCGAGTGTGTCCAGCGCATGCCTACCTGGAATTGGAACGACAGCGCCGTTGCCGAGTGGCATTGCGACCAGCGTATCAACGAGCGCGGATTCAAGGTGGATCAAGAACTGACGCGCGCCGGGGCGGCAGCCGCCATCGGGGAGAAGGATCGCATCGGGCGCCGGTTCCGTGAGCTCACGGGCGGGGTCGTTGATCGACCATCGCAGCGCGCCCAGTTTCAGGCGTACCTGAACACCCGTTTCGGCCTGCACCTCGACAACACGCGCAGCGACACGTTCAACCAGGAGATGAAGCGCAAAGACTTGGACCCGACATGCCGAGAACTGATGCTGCTGGCCATTGCGTCCAACAAGACCAGCACCGCCAAGTACGCTGCCCTGGACCCTGCTGTGTCTGCCGACGGCCGGTTCCGTGGGGGACTGCAGTTTGCCGGTGCCGCGCGCACCCGCCGCTTCGCTGGCCGGATGTTCCAGCCCCAGAACTTGCCCAGTCGCGGCCTGCCGCCCGCCGAGGACATCGAGCGGTATATCGAGTGCTTGAAGGCCGGTACGCATGACCTGTTTTTTGACAACCTGATGCTGTTCGGTGCTGCTGCACTGCGTGGCGTCGTGATCGCAGAGGCCGCGTAATGGCAAAGAAGAAACTCGTCGTCGCCGACTTGTCCAACATCGAGGGCCGCGTGCTGGCCTGGCTGGCAGGCGAGCAGTGGAAGCTCGCGGCGTTTCGGGCATATGACGCAGGCACCGGGCCTGACCTCTACAACGTCACGGCGGCCAGCATCTTGGGTGGTGACCCTTGGAAAGTCAGTAAGAAGGATCGCAACGTGTTCGGCAAGGTTCCCGACCTCGCCAGCGGCTACCAGGGTGGTGTCGCCGGATACCAGACATTCGCCAAAGCCTACGGCGTGCGGATGGCCGACCACTGGATCACGATCCAGACCACGATCCGGTCGGAACTGGTGAAGCGCGCCCACTACAACCTGGAAAAGTTCGGACGCAAACAGCTTGACGAGTTGGAAATCAGCGAAACCGAATGGCTGGCCAGCGAGACATGCAAGCTCGCCTGGCGCGACCGCCACCCGGCCACTGTGCGGCTGTGGTTCAACCTGCAGGACGCCTGCAAAAGTGCGATCAATGACTGGGGCACAGTGTTCCCGGTCGGCCAGTTTCTCAAGGTCAAGTGCACCACGCATCAAGGCCAGCGGTGGATGGTGATTCGCCTACCCAGTGGCCGCTACCTGACGTATTTCGACCCTCGCCTGATTGACGACAGCCTCACATATATGGGGGATGCCGCAGATGCGGGCAAGACCACGCGCCAGTGGACACGGGTCTGGACCCACGGCGGTAAGTTGACAGGTAACTGTTGCCAAACCGTTGCCCGGGACATCCTGATGCCGTCCCTTCTGGTTGCCGAGGAACGCGGCTACCTACCCGTGCTCAGTGTCCACGACGAGGCAATCACCGAGGTGCCCGACACCCCGGAATACACGTCGGACAGGCTCGTTGCCATCCTCGCCGCCAACGCACCGTGGAACGCCACGCTACCCCTGGCAGCCGCAGGGTTTGAGTGCACCAGATACCGGAAAGATTGACATGAGCGACACATTCAACCACGAGGGCGATGCCTGGGACAGCCTGGATGGCAGCGACTGGGACAACACGCACGATTACTGGGCGCCACACAAGGCCCCGCGTTGCCATACATGCGGTGCGATCTGCTACTGGATTATGACCAATGGTAAGTGGGTTCTACACGAGCGCGGACAGCGCCACGTCTGCCCACCGAAAGACAACACACCCGAAGGCTTTGAATGAAATACACCAACCTGATGATCGACTTGGAATCAATGGGCCTGCCGCCAACCGGCGCCCTCATTGGCCTTGGCGGTTGCTTTTTCGATCTGAAAGAACAGACCATCGGCCCGACGTTCTACCGCGCCGTCAACCTGGCCACTGCGGTGCGCGAAGGCGGCACGATGACCCCGAGCACAGTGATGTGGTGGCTGGGCCAGTCGCAGGAGGCACGCGAGGCCGTGCGTTTCAGCGCACTGGACATCCGCACCGTGCTGACTGAATTTGCCGACTTTATCGCCGAGCATAGCCGCGTGCAGGACGTGCGCACGTGGGGCAACGCAAACACGTTCGACCTGACCCTGTTGTCCGGTGCCTACGAGCGCATGGGCATGAAACAGCCGTGGCACTACGTGAATGAAATGTGCTTCAGAACTGTGCGCAATATGTACCCACAGGTAGTGTACGACCCCGAGCGCAAAGGCAAGGACGCGCACAACGCGCTCGCCGATGCAATTTTCCAAGCCAACCATCTATTTGCCATCAAGAACAGGAACAAGACCCATGCGTGAATCTGTGATCGAACAGTACCTACACGACCGCGTGCGCGCCCTCGGCGGCGACTACCGCCGCGTCAGTTGGATCGGGCGCAACGGTGCCAACGACGACCTCATTCTGCTGCCCGGCAGGCACGTCCTTGTCGAGTGCAAAAAACCAGGCAAATCTGCAACGTCGGCACAGGCGCGCGAGCACGACCGGCTGCGCGCAGCAGGTTTCGAGGTACACGTTGTCTCGACCCGCCCCGATATTGACGCCCTTTTTCCAGCCCCATCTACCAACTGAAAGGTCTAGCCATGTCTGTGAAAATCAAGAAACTGCACCCTGACGCCATCGTCCCAACTTACGGTACGCCCGGGGCTGCGTGCTTTGACTTGTATGCGGTTGACTGCGCGCAGCAATCCCCTGTCTACGCACAAGGGGGCACCACATTCCGCACGGGCCTGGCGTTTCGCATCCCTGACGGGTATGTCATGCTGGTATTCAGTCGCAGCGGCCACGGGTTCAAAAACGACACGCGACTCGCTAATTGCGTCGGCGTGATCGACAGCGACTACCGCGGTGAAGTTATGGTGCGCCTATCCTGTGACAGTGCGCAGTCTGACATGCTGCGGGTTAGCCCCGGTGACCGCATTGCACAGGCGATGGTGGTGCCAGTGCCGCATGTGGTTTTCGACGTGGTTGACGATCTGCCGCAAACCACGCGCGGGGCTGGCGGGTTTGGCTCGACAGGCTCGTGAGCGTCTTCACCCCCCGCCCCTATCAGCACCTGATCGACCACTTTGTCCGCGACCACGAGCGCGGCAATGTGTTCGCCAGCATGGGCGCCGGTAAGACCTCAGCGATTTACCACGCCTACGACACGCTGCGCATGTTCGGCGAGGCAAAGCGCCTGCTGGTGATCGGCCCCAAGCGCGTGGCCAAAAACACCTGGCCGCGTGAGCGCGACAAGTGGAAAGAGAGTTTCGGCCACCTGACCGTGGCATCCATGATCGGCACGGAGGACGAGCGGCTGGGCGCTGGGCGCCAGCGCGCGGACATCACAACGATCAACTATGACAACCTGCCGTGGCTGATCGAGAAGGCTGGCACGCAGTGGCCGTGGGATATGGTCGTGGCGGACGAAAGCACCAGGTTAAAGGGCCTGCGCGTCAGCATGCAGACCGCCAGGAAAAAAGACGGCAGCGCGGGCAAAGAATTCATTGCAGGCCAAGGGTCGCTGCGCGCCAAGGCGCTGGCCAGTGTCGCCCACAAGTACGTGCGCCGCTGGGTGAATCTCACGGGCAGTCCAGCCCCGAACGGGGTTGTCGATCTATGGGGCCAGATGTGGTTTGTCGATGGCGGACGGCGCCTGGGCAACTCGTTCAGCGCCTACAGCGACCGGTTTTTCCGCGCTGTGCCGGGTAGCGATGGGTACTCGCGCATCGAGCCCATGCCGTTCAGCCAGCAGATCATCGAGGGCCTGATCAAGGACTGCTGCATCACGATTGACGTGAAAGACTGGTTCGACATCAAGGAACCCATCGAGCGCACCGTTGGGGTCCAGTTGCCGCCTGCCGCGCGCCGCCAGTACAACGAGATGCAGAAGGAGTTGTTCACCCAGATTCGCAATGGCGATGTGAACCAGGAAGTGGAGGCATTCAACGCAGGCAGCAAGAGCAACAAGTGTCTGCAGATCGCCAGCGGCAACGTCTACTACGACGACAAACGCAACTGGGTCAAGGTGCACGACGAGAAACTGGACGCCCTGAAATCTATCGTCGAGGAAACCAACGGCGAGCCACTACTGGTCCGTTACACATACCGCCCCGAGCTGGAGCGCATCCTGCACGCATTCCCGCGCGCCAAGTTTTTCAACGACAAGCTGGAGACGGAGAACGCCTGGAATCGCGGCGAGTACCCCATGCTGGTGACCCATGCGGCCAGCGCCGGTCACGGGAGCAACTTACAGGACGGCGGACGTATCCTGGTGGACTACAGCCAGGGGTGGGACTTGGAGCAGGACGAGCAGATCATCGAGCGCATTGGTCCGACACGGCAGATGCAATCTGGTCATGACCGCGCTGTGTTCCGCTACCGGATCGTGGCCGAGGACACCATCGAGGAAACCGCCGTTCTGCCGCGCATCAAGCACAAGATGTCCGTGCAGGACTCACTCAAGGCCGCCATGAAAATTTGCTAACTTTCCGACGAACGGTAGTTGCTAATTTGCGCATTTGCATAAAATTGCAAACACACAAATTAGCAACACAGCAAACGGAGTTAGCAAATGGCGGTGAACGGAGTTGAAATCAGGCTAGGGCAAATCTGGAAAATGCGGGACGGCGACACGACCATTGTTGCGCACTACCGGCCAGGTGTTCGGAACTGCTGGGAGATGACCCCCGGCGTCAGCAAACGACACAACTGGTCGGTGTGCGTTGACGATGACGGATGCGTAGATAACGACAAGGCTCCATGTGACGGTGACCTGATGCGACTGCTGCATGAATCCCCTACATACGTGCCAGACAGCACCAAGCTGTCAAACCCAAAAGATGCCATCGGCGACACCAAGGTGCCGCTCTGGCTGCTATCACCCATCGCCAAAGCCCAGTGGGCAGTCGCCCAGTTCGTGGGACTGGTCAAGTACGGCGCCTGGAACTGGCGCGCGGCCGGTGTGCGCACCAGCACCTATCTGTCGGCCATGCAGCGCCACATCGACGCCTACACCAGCGGCGAGGAACTCGACCCCCGGGATGGCACGCCGCACCTGGGCCACATCATGGCCTGTGCCGCCATCCTGATCGACGCCAAGGCCGCAGGCAAGCTGACCGACGACCGACCGCCCATCGTCTGCCTGCGCGCGGCCTACGCCGAAGCCGAATCGCAGATGGCACGCACGCGTGCCATCTACGCCGACAGCCCATCCCCCTACCACTACACCATCGGTGACACGCTGGAGATTTCCAAATGACACTTTTCCAATACCTATCTCTGATCGCCCTGTTTCTCTGCGCCGTCGCCATGGGGGGAATCACCGTCGCACTGGTCACTCGCGCGGATGAGCAACAACTGGACGGAGTTATGCAGGCCGCCTGGTTTGCGAGCGCCAGCGGGCACGCTAGAGACACAGCGCTTTTGGATTTCCTTGAGAAATCAGAATGCAACCTGTTTTTCAACACAAAACTGGGAGTATGGGGCCTGCTGGATGGCAGCGACAAGATCGTGGCCACTGCGCACACGGTGCGCGCTACCCTGGCTAGGGCAGTAGACAAAGGTGCGCCGAAGACCATTGTTCACAGCCCATCAGGTGGCGGGGAGGTCGAGGCGCAACATGGATGACATCGACATGATGCAAGAGCGCGAGGAACACGCCGCGCCAGCCCGCCTCGCCCACTTTCGCATGCCCATCGGCCCCGAGCCAACGGGCCGGTGCCTGCAATGCGACGACCCATCGCCGGTGCGCCGCTGGTGCTCGTCGGAGTGCCACATCGACTACTTCAAACAGCAGCGCGCTGACGCGCAGAGGCCGCATCAAAAATGGCAACCGAAACCGTGAGATACGTGCGAGTGGCCCGGTTCTCCGAACTGACGGGCTACACCGACAAGGCCGTCAGGCGCAAAATCGAGGACGGGGTGTGGCTAGAGGGCAGAGAGTACCGGCGCGCACCAGATAACAGCATCTTAATTGACACCGAGGGGTATCAAAAATGGGTCGAAAACAATCAAAAGGCGGGGTAGAAACCCGCGACACCAGCATCCGGGTGTCGTTCACCTACCCGGGTGAAGTCTGCCGCGAGACGTTCCGACTGAACGGTGGAAGTGAGTAGGGCCGATGCCGAAAAAGTGCAAGCGGCTATTACCACTGCTGGTTGAAAATATTTTGGAAAAGGGATTGACTTCTTTATATTGTGGTATATACTAGATTCAACGGCGAGCGATAGGCGCAAACCGCAACAGACAGGAGAAACCGAATGACCAAGATCGTGTGGAACGGATGTGACAGCTACGTCGAAGCCGACCAGGCCGAGCAGCGCGGCTACGACTTCGACGGCGAAAAGCTCTACCACGGTGCCCAGGAATTCACGGCGTTCGATGCCGTTGAAATCAACCCGGCAGACCTGCCGAAGGATGAAGACGGCGAACCGGATTTCAACGGCGTTTTCGGAAGCGAGAGCGGGAAGTTTTACAAATGAGTGGAGGCAAGCGAGAGGGGGCCGGAAGGCCCCCAGCTCCGCCGATGCTCAAGAAGGAACCCATTTCGGTAAAGCTGCCGAAATGGTTGATCGAGTGGATGGACAGCCAGCCCGAGAGCCGGGCGGTGCTGATCGAAGACGCCATTTGCAAGCGTAACAAGATCAAGCCTCCACCGAAGGCATAACGCAAAACTGAAAGGCGGCAGTACATGACTACCAAAGAAACCAAGAGCGACGGCACTGCCGTCCTGTCGAGTGCCCTGTTAGGCCCCACAACTAAGCCCCGCGCAGCACTGCTGGAGCTGGCAATGCAGTGCGGTGCCGTGCTGACCGGGAAGCCTGACGGAAGCGAAGCGATAACTGTAGTGTTCGCGATTCCTGCGTGGCGTGCTTTCGATGCTGCCTTGGGGTCTAACGCCGGAGATAAGCAGTGAGTGAAACGAATCTGATTGATCGACCTGTTATGCCGAATTTACTACACGGCGACTGCCTAGACCTGATGGACGTAATACCTGACGGGAGCATTGACATGGTGTGCTGCGACATGCCCTATGGGACAACAAACTGGCGGTGATTGCGAAGATGCACGCGGGTTGCGCCTACTGTACGTCCCCACTGTATGCGGGCATTACGTGTCCGTGCTGTGGAAGGCATTCGGAGAAATCACATGACAACTAAAACAACTGGTGCTGAGTGGTCTGC